GTTTATTTAAAGTACTTGTTTTTTGTTTCATCTTAGTTCAGCTTCCTTTCGATTTCCTGAGATACAAGATGTTTGATCGCTCTACCTACATTTTGGACTCTAAGGAGTTATATAAGGAACTTAGAATTAATCACCCTCTCAGTGATGGAAGGGTCGACATTAGCGAACTTAGAAATTTCGTAATTTGTTGAATTAAGATTAATTCAAACGTTTATAAAAATGAACAGGGCATTGTTTGTTTAATATTACTGAAATTGTTAGTTATGTTTAACTCAATGTATATGTATTTAGAATTGCCTATTGATGACTTATTTTTTATGTCATTCAATATATTATGTTTATTGTGGTATTCGTATATTGATCACAATAATTCTAAATACTACCTATTAAATATTCATGAGGAGTTTCTTTAACGCTTCTTTTGAATTAATTCAAAATATAAAAGGTCCAGTTAAAGCTGGAGCTACTGTATTCGGTGTTGGCATCGCCTCGAGTGGTGCCTTTGGTCGTTTTTATTGCTGTGACCCTATCGAAAGATTAGGTAGGGTTAAGTTCGAAGATGATTATACTTATGGTCATTTTAGAAAGGAAATGCGTTTGGCGTTTAACGGCCATCACCGGAGTGTCGTTCTCGAGAGCGGGGGACGAGATTCTTATAAACCTAGGTTAACTACCCAGGAAATTGAAATTGCTTATGATAAGTTATTCAAACATAAGTAAGTTTGTCAAAAATTTAAGAAAAAATGATCAGTTAATCAATTTTTTCCTAGATTTGAGGTCCCTTAAAATAGTTAATGATGATGCTATTGTGCGTATCATAAGATCAGGGTTTGCACAACCATCGTCATTAATTAAAAGGGCTAACTTTTTTTTAAATTTTTATGATTCTGCTTCTATTAGGAAAAAAAGTAGTGATGAGCTTACGAAATTCGTCACAAAGAGGATCTTAGTTAACGGAAATGATGAATCTGTTAATAAGATCGATACTAATAGACGCGGTAAAAAAATATATAAAAATAAGTTACCCTTTCCCCAAATCTATGATTTTAAATTACTTGATGGAATTGTCACACCCTTTAGACGTGACAATAATGGCGGTGATCTGCGTCATGGTAAGTTTAACAAGAAATATGTTAAACACCTTTTTTATGGCTTTGAAACATTTAAAAATTACTCAAGTTTTTTAGGTAAGAGTCATTTAAGGGGTAATGGTACACTTGGTAAGACGAGTCTCGGTTCTCCGTTTACTGAGATTATTTTACATAGTGGTTTGGTTAAACCAAATATTGCAAATTGTATGCGGCCTGGTTCGCTGAACGGCTGACAACAAGCTGGTTGGCCAACTGCTAAGAGTACATTCCAGCAATATTTAGATCCTAAAGAAATAACTATTTCTTGTAGGGAGATTCTAAATTTAGTTGGTGATCAAATATGGAGGTTAAGGCTTCCGTATTTCCCATTAGGAATCGATATCGATGATTTCGATGGTGTTGAAATTAGTCCTTTCTCATATATTGGCGCTAGTGCATCAGATTCTCTTAGTAGTGAATACTTATATGAAATTAGGAGATATGGTAATTATAAAGGGAATAAAGGTGATTGTGCGAAAGTATTTCTTGAAGCCACAAAAAAAATTTTTTCCGATATAATAGAAGGTGAAAGACATTACGTCCCCGGCGTTTTCTCAATTGGTGGGCGTGAAAAACCCATTGATTACGAACTTGGCGACATAGAGAAAAGAGTCTTTGGCTCTGGCTCAAGCGATGTTAAAACAAGAGTCGTCTGACAGGGTGATTTCATTCAAACACTCTTTTCTTGTGTCTTGCATCAAAGGATAACTAAACACTTTGGTAAGGAATCC